TAACTGCTTCTTCTCCAACAGTAGGACCTAGTTCTTGTAGTTTCTGTTCTCTCTTAGTAAAAAATTCAGAGTAAGACATGTTAGTCATACCTAAACCTTTTGCTAAAGTAAAACCTAAACCTGGGATTACATCTAATAAAGCTACAGTAGGATTTATTTTTTCTCCTGTATAAACACCACCAGCAGCCTGTATAGGTCTTTTTAATAATCTTTCTGCTGCTGCATCAAAACCTACAAATAAACTTCTAATACTTCCTTTAGTTAATGCACCTAATCTACTAGAGTTTTCTTTATTATTTTTTGTCCATGCTTGAATTAAGTCTGCTACAAAAGGTTCTTCATCAGATAAATTTATAGCAGGATTTGTTAAAGATGCTATACCTAAACCAGCTAACATATCTTTTGGTAGCCAACCATACTTATCTATAAAGCTAGATAATTTTTCTACAGGTTCAGGATTTTCTTTTAATTGTTTACCTAAAGAAGCAATACGTTTAGATTGTTTCTCTGCTTCTTCTATTTGTGCTACTTCTAGCTTTTGATTTAAATGATTAAATACAAATGGCATATCATGATTCTAGTGAGTTATATAGCTGTAGTATGCTTTCACTTGGATAAGCATCGTATGCAGCTCTTAATGCTTCTTTACCACTCATCTTAATCAAACCCATTTGGTCTGCTCCTGTAATTGTAGGTTCGCTTTGTCTTTCAGTTACAGTATTAAATGCGTCTATTTGATTTAACGCAGGAGGTAGAAATTGTGATTCTTGTTGTTCTTGCTGTATAGCTCCACCCTGTTCTATCTGAGTTTGTAGTTCCTTTTCTTTGCCGTATGTTCCACCAGCCATTACATCTTCAGCCATTAGTAGTCCTTCAGTTTAATCACAAGTTCTATAGTACCTATATTCGGTATATAGCCTATAGGTATTATAGTCATATCAGATACAGGTTGTATATTTATATCATAAAATTTAGGTTGGTTCTCAGGCTTTAATTCTGACCAATCATTAGCAGCAATTAAATCTATAAACAGTTGATTAAATTCTTCGTCCATTACCCTCCAATCATACCAAGAGCTTGTTGTAAGCTAGGTGGCTGTTGCGGTAACGCTTGTCCTTGTCCTTCTGCTGCTTGAGTTTGTACAAATGCTTCTTCTTCAGGAGACATCTGTGGTTCTTGAGGTGTAAAGTATAATTTTAATATGTCACCCATTCCTGCAGGTTTATTAAATATATCTACTATAGCAAGTAAAGCACCTTGGTCACCTTGTTGACTTCTTTGCAACAATGACTCAAACAATACTCTTTCTGCTTTTTCTTTTGTAATCCTATCGTTAATAGCAGTTATATTTTCTAGACCGTCCATTTCTTCTTGTAATGTTTGTCTATCTATAATTCCTGCGTTTAACAATTGTAATCCTGTAACAATCTTTTGTGGTTCATCAAAGCTAGCCATAGCTCCGTATACACGTCTAGTTACATGATTACCTGCAATATCTTTACCTGGTCTATAGTTTTCTGAGAAAGCTGCACCCCTGTAGTAACCTGCAATAGGTTTAGGATTATCAGCAAATAAAACTTCATCTAGTTCTAATCTTCTTTGGTCAACTAACTGTAAAGACTTTTGTAATACTTCTTGATACTCACGTACCATCATGTTTACACCGCTTTGTAATTCTTCTAAACCTCTACCTGTTACAAAACTATTAGGAGATATAGAGTCATCTTGTACAGGATAACCTGATACAACACGAAGTTGTCTTTCTATTCTTCCTATCATTTCAAATAACTGATAAGGTAAATTACTTACAGGTTTTGATACTTGTGAACCAGGAGATAGATAGTTAATTGCAAATCTACCTTTTCTATATTGTCCTGACTCTAATTCACCAACAACATTTGTTTCTGTAAACACAGCATCTTCCATAGCAATGATTGACATAACATTCATCTTTGCCATTGAAGACATAAGTCCTATAACTTGGTCGAACTGCCCTTGTATTTTGTCGAAAGAATATTTCTTTGCAACTACAAACTGTGGTCCTGATATGAGTGGATTCGGTACAAATTCGAGAATCTCGTTAAAGCCAGGGTGTACAATGTATGTACCATCTTGGTTGTAATATTCAACTACAGTTTCACCGATTTCTCTCATATTTTCCCAACTGCCTTCGTCATCTCCACTTTGATTATGGAGAATCCCGTAGTTAAAGGAACTTGTTGTTTGGTTCTTACCTTTTTCTAAAGCAGCAAATTTTGCTTTTAGGTAAGGGTAAGTAGTTAACAATACATCTTTCGGTATTGTTTTTACTACACCCAAATCTTCAGGTTCATCATATCCATATCCGAAATAACAATCGTATGGGTCACGAAGTTCTACTGAAGGATATATTGCACCATTGTTAGATTGCTTTGTTGTAATAATAAATACAGCAAAGCCATAACCTGGTAGCCATCTTGCTACTTGTGGTAACTTTGATTTTAAGTCAGACATGTCATCATACGCATGTATAATTCTTTCTAACTTATCTCTACGTTGTTTAGCACGTGTAGAATCTTTAGCGTTAAAAATATCTACTTTGACATTAGGACTTCTACCTATTTTTTGTGATAGTCTTTCTAATCCACTAGCCATAAGGTTAGGAATAGGAATATCAGGAGTTTGATTTGCATTTAAAAATTTTGAACCTAGTAGTTCTTGTATACCTGCAGCACCACCATTAACAATGGATTTAAATCTATATCTATCTACTAAAGCCTGTTGATGTTCATATCTAAGATGTGCGACTCTATCAATTACTTGCTTTGCGTTTTTTACTTCAACTGCCATTTAACTCCAAGGGGATACGTCTATGTCCATCATATCATAACTTCCGAAACTTGGCTCATAATCAACACCCATATCTGATATTGTTTGTTTTAACATTTTTCTTATTTCTTTCATAGGAAACCAACTAGCCATAACTAAGTCAGACTTAGCATAGCGTGATTTACTTGCAAAGGATACTAATTGTTTTTTATACATTGTAGTTTTATATTGTGAGTCTGCATCAGCATAAGGAAGTATAATCTTTTTTTCTTCGAACAAAGGTACTAATGTTGTTACACCCATTTGGTCGTCCCATTTATTTTTGTATGTTTCATGTCCATCTAAAATAATACCTGTATTACTACATAGGTCTCTAATACCTTTATCTTGTCGAATAGCTTTTTGGAAGTTGTTTTCTTCTATAACCCAGTGGTAACAATGATATCTTAAATACCAGTCTTCTATAATTCTATATGCTTCTTGTATACCACCACCTTTATGATTTTCTAAATCTACTAACTGCATAGTAAGGTTATTACCTTCTATAGCTACAGCCCACAAGAAAGCTGCTTGATAACCTGTAGCTGCAGGGTCAAGACCTGCTATAAGTCTAGTCCTTGCAGGAATAGTACCTATGGTTGTGCTGTAATCGAAACATGCTTCAATAGCGTCAGGTCTAAACAAAATTGCACCAGCTTGAAACGCTTTATTTAGATACACCATTTCATATCTATTTAAACCACCTGTAGTTTGCGCATCTGCTTTTCTAGACATTAACCATTTGTAAGACCTAAATCCTGTCCATAACATACAATCGATATGGTCTTCTACTAACTCTTCAGGTATATTACATTCTGATGTATGTGCTTCTTCTACTATGCATTCCCAGGCGTCACTTTCTAATAATGCAGAGTACAAGTCATCAGGGTGCTGTCTAGAACCTATAACAACCATAGCTGTATGTTCCTCTTTACGACTACCTAATGTAGTTGTCCACCAGTTCTTTGTGTTGTTTCTAGCAGCAGGTTGTACTGTAGATGAGTGGTCTTCTATGTCATCAGCAATAATAATATCGCAGTCACGAGAAAGTATTTTACCTCCACGTCCTAGCCCAACCATTGTTGGGGATTTAATTCCTGATACGGAACGAGTTGATACTGTAAACCCGCCTGATGACCAGCTCTTCCCCGTCCTCGTTTTAGGCTTGAAACTTCCCCTAGGTCCTGTGAAATCGTCAATAAGCCCTCTGTTGTTTTCCAATGTGTCAAGTACTGACATAACTGAGTTCTTTGCAATGTCTTCGTTACCTCCTACCCACATAATTCTAATATTAGGATTTTTACAAATCAACCATATACAGAAATGTATTAACAATTCTGTTTTGCCGTGACGAGGTGGACTAAGTATCATTTGTTGTCCGCCTGTGTCTATAGCATCTAGGATACTATTAATCCAATTCATATGGAAATCTGCTGTCTCAAAAGGTTTACCCTTTTCAGTTAAGAAATATCTATCTCTAAAAGTTTTAAATGTAGCTAGGGAGTCTATAGCTTCTTGAGGTGTCTCCCAATCTCTTTGTTCTTGTTCTGTTAATAAATCTTCTCTATATGCAGCTAACATTCTAGATACGTGACCTTCACTACAACCCAACATATCTGCTACTTCTTTCATAGTTGCATGTTGTAGAATTAAATCTTTTGCATGACCTTCCACCATAAATTTATCATATAGTTCTCCTCTACGTATAGACGCAGATTTACGCTCTAGGTTTATAGGCTTAACAGGTTCTTCGTAAGTTTCACCTTTTTTCTTAGCTCTATACCTAGTTACCTTTGCGTGATTACTGCACTTCTCAGAACAGTACTTTCTACGCTTGGGGGGTAGAGTAGTAGTACACCCCTCCAAAGCACAGATTACATTCTTTGACATAATTCCTTATTTTT